GCTAAATTCGACATTCCTGGAGTTTTTTTAGCACCTTTGCCGAATACTCCGAGTAGCTTCCCACCATAGCTCATAGCTAAACCCTCACCGAAGTCTTTTGCATTCTGGAAGTCTTGCTCGTTATTCTGGGATAAATTTTTTAAAGCAGCGAACCTTGGGTCTGGCTCAATACCCATTTTTCTCATTTCTGGAGTATAATAATTATCTTCTATTTTTTTAGTAATAGCACCGACCATCCCTGGAATCTGCCCTACCCTATCGTAAGCGTTTTTTGCCCCCTGGATTGTGCTTCCACCTGGGAGAAGGGAAGCAAGCCCGCCAAGGACATCTTTGCCTTGCTGAGACATACCATTGGATCTCATATTTGCGTCATTTTGTGCTGAATAGAATTGCTTTGCCTTTGCTTGTCGTTCTCTAACTTTTTGGATTTCTGCTTCGTCCATTACATCATCTCCATGAATTTCTTCGCTTTATCCATTGCTTTTTCAATCTTTGGTGGCTTCATGTCTATGATTTTGCCATCCTTTTTGAGTTTGTATTTTTCGGGATCGGACTTTTCAGTCTTGATCTTAATTTTAATCATAAATGGTTCGGGCTTGATGTCTCCGCTCCCTATTTTATCTAGCGCTTTCATCTTCGGACTCATAACCCTACTCCACATTGTGATTGTATTTGATCCTTTAGATTAGTATAGACTGGTTCCTTGTAATGGATTGCATCAAGCATTAAGGAAGAAGGAGGAGCGTCGGTTTCACCTACTCCGAATAATTTCACCATATCAATAAAGCAATCCGCTTTATCTCTCACGAGAGCGTTTACTTTGTTTTTATTTTGGTTCGCAGAAGTGACCTGTACGGGATGAACCCCGACTAAAATAGTCCTTGCATCCCATTTCTCTTTTGCTTTATTAATTATTTTTTGGATCGTGGCAGCGGAAATTTCTGCTGAAACTCCTCTGAGAACGCCGTTCCCATCAGCAGAGGCAATAATCACATTTTTAGGAGTGCATAATATGTAATTCATTTGGACAAGCATGTCGCAAGCTGTGTTTCCCCCGATCCCATAATTATTAGTTTTGGCTGGGTCATAAAACCCTGAGACTTGTCTCCCAATGTCCATGGTAGAATTCCCAATAATAACATTCTCGCAAGTGGCTGGGTAATAGGCAAAAAGGTTTGTAGCATAGTTTTGGATGAGAGGCGACACAGTACCATACTCTCGAATACAAATATCATCCACATTAAAATAGATAGCGGTAAGCATGACAGTCCAATCTTCTTTTGTTAGTTTTGCTTCTTCTTTTGTACAGTGTAAAGAGAACAAAATCAGTATGATAAAAGACAGTTTTCTCATTAGAGGAGACCTACTCTCAGTGCTGACCTTTTGCCTCTCAAGCCTTTGCTTTATTTGGTCTTTATGGAATGGGATTCGGTTCCCATACTCTGTGCGTCTCCACCATGTTTTGATTCTAGTTATTATAGAATTCATCAAAAGCCCCCTGATTGTTTATCCAATAATCTTGCACTTCTTCCCAAGTAGGCTTTGATCTGTCGTCTTCCCATCTCAATTTATCAAACGATTCTTTATTGTTAGCTGTCAAACTACCACCATATTTTGCCTCTAGAACAAGTAAATGCAAACACAATGCTATGTCTAATGGCCTCATGCTATTTTTATTATCTCCCCTTGAGAATAAATGTTTTCGGTTGCGAATGAAGCAGCTATTCCCCAGCCATCTGTAGCTCTAGTCGTTGATACCCTATGTTGGACTTCAAATACTTTAGAAGATGCAATTGTGAATTCTCTTACTATTTTAGAATTCGTTGTAATGCTTTCTGTGTTAGATGTATATGAGGACGCCCCAAATCCAACGTCTGATGTATCAGTAATATTATACAGTTTTGCTTGATGTTGGTTGACTGTGTATGCAGGATGTTCCGAGACCCATCTATATGTCCCAGCGGGCAAAGTTATCTGATTAGTAGATAGTGATGCACCTGCAATCCTGTTAATTATTAAATTAGTGATGTCTCTAGTCCTCCAAGCTCCAGATGTGGCCGTTCCACCATTAGTTGAAGCAGCTTTTGAGTCCACGAATATGATCCGATTATCAAGACCCATGTAGCCATTAGAATTAAATTCACCAACCTTTGCCCCACCTGCTGCAATACCAAGTTGATTATCCCCTGGTCTGAATAGACCTGTGTCAGTGTCATCTTCAAACGGTAACCCAGGGTTAGCCGCTGTGCCGTTAGGCAAAAAAGGAGAGGTTAAAAATCTGGTTCCAGATTTTACTGAAACAGTATGCGTTCCTCCGCCAATAGCGGATGTAATGACAATTTCTGTTCCAGCTTTTGCGTCCGAGTAGGAAACGGCGATTTGGAAATTATCATCATCTACTTTTATTATGTAGTAAGTCGTGTTTATAGCGAATGGAGACGGTAAAACTCCAGTAGTTGATAAGAGGCAAAGATCCCCAGTAAGGAATCCGTGAGCCACGATGTTTATTGTATCTGTTCCAGTATCTACAGCCGCATCTAGGAAGTTCTGAGAAGAATCTGCTGCATTAAAAACAGCAGTAGTGACCGATTCTTCCAATCCGCCATCTTTTCTTAGGTATCTTGCTTCTGTTGCTGCTGCTGTTGGGGCGAGGAATGTTTCTGTCCAAAGCGGAGTGTTTGAAATTACTGCTGGCGAAACCCAGCCTACTCCATTATAAAATTGAACAGCCGAATCTGTGAGATTATAAACAATTAACCCAGTTGCAGGGGAAACAATCGCATTTCTTTGCGTGGTTGTCATTCTGGGATAAGGCAAGGCTCCTTTGGTCGTACTTCTCACTTCAAAAATAGCGGAAGAGTCTATTGCAACGGCATCAGCCGTTCCAAATATTTTATTTGTTATGTATTGCTGAGAATCTAGATTTACTAATTCTTTATCATCTACTTTTACGATGTTATAATTGAAATCAGTATTGCGAAAATATTCTAAATTTACGTTTCCAGTATTGTCGAAGTTTCTCCAGACAATCTTATCTCCAGTAGCGAGTCTTAAGACTCCAGAGGTAGCGGGGAGAGCAGTTTTTGATTTAATATGTAGGGTTGCAACTCCAAAAGAACCACCGAAATCGACTTCCGCAGTTAAAGGGAAACTGCCCCCGCTTTTTTGCAGTAATCCAGTGGATAATGCTAAAAGGAGAGCAGAAACATTCGCACCCCAGGATTCTTCCCCATTTGTTGGGATCGAATACTGGGTTCCATTTACTGTTACATTAATCGACATCTAGACGATCGCCGTTCCATTAGTCCCACTTGCTAAGGTCGCAGCAGAAACAGCGAGATTTGTCCCACTTTTTGCTAGTGTAATTAGATTCCCAGCAGTGCCAGTATATCTAGAAATTACATTCACGACCCCAGTTGCACCAGCAGTCGCATAGACGTTTGGATTAGCTAAAGTGCCAGCGAAGTAATTTGTTCCAGCAATTCCCGTTCCATTGATAGCTTTTAGTAAGTTATCCATGGTAGCGGCGATTGTAGCACCGATTAAGACATCATAAGCAGCAGAAAGAGTAGATTTAAACGTGTAAACTCTCCCCCCGATAGTTACAGTGTCGTTGGCAGATGGAACCGCAGTAGCATTAGTAACAGTGCCAGAAGCCCGAACCCCATTAAAAACAATGGAAGAGCTCAGCTTCGTAAGCATGTTTGCTCCGAACGCTGTCATAGTTTTCCCAACAAAGGCAAACTTAGACATTGTTGATAGTTTTGCAAAATACTCTGGAGAGAATTCCCCAGAGTTTTCACCGTATTCTATTGATACAGTTAGTATTGGCATTTTTGACTCCTTAGCTTAATGCAAAGCCAGTAATCAACGCTTGTGTAGCAGGTTTTTCACAGAACATTGCTTGGTCGCAATACATTCTAGACTCATACCCCATGTTGTCAGGGAGCATGTAGAACATATCAGAATTAGCACCTTTGATCCCGTCTGGAACCGCAGTAGTAATGTCGGTAGCACCGATTCTACAGAAGTCAGTTGGCTTGATTACAAATACATCCCCGTTCTTAACAAGTAAGTGGGAAATGACCTTAATCGGACCACCTTGGTAGAAGTAAGTGATTTCTTGAGTCCCTACATCAATTTTAGAATTGCTGTAAGAGGAATCGAGAGTTCTTAATGCTGCCAAGTCTGTAGCTAATTGTTGCCAAACTGTAGGAGAGACATATGCTTCAACAGCACCATTCAAACCACGACCAACAGAAGGAATCAATGCTTGTAAAATTCTTGGGAAAGTTAAAGCACCAGAACCACCGAAATCAGTCTGTGGAGTTTTCCATAGATTGTAAACGGAGTTGTCAATATTCCAAAGAGTACCAGAAGTGGTCATCATTGACTTTAACCCGATCATTTGATTTCCCTTAGAACCAAGCAACCAAGCATCAATATCGATAGCAGCTACAGCTTGCAATGCAGTTGTTCCAGTCGTAGTCCCAGTAAAAGCAACAGCTTTATTTACTAGGTCAACAGAAGTAACAGTAAAGATCGCATCTGCACCAGATGAAATCAAAGTATTTGCATTGTAGAAGTTGAAAGCAGCGTTTTCCATCCCAGCCCAGAAACCATCAGCCCAATCTGCAGATGGGAAAGTTAGAGTGGTTACAGTACCAGAAGTATTTACTTTAGAAGCGGCAGTTGCAACAATAGAAGAACCATAAAATAAATCCCATTCAAGTCTTTTCCCGAATGATTCCATTACGTTTTGGTATTGTAGTTGAGTTGCTTCTCGGAACGCAGCTTTGTCACCTTTCCCAGCACCTACTGATTTTACGGCAGCTTCTTGGTCGATTCGGTAACGAACAGCGATCTGATTTGAATCAAGTTTCGCATCTTGAGTAGACATAGAGATCGCAGCGTTTAGCGCGAATGCTCCAGCGTTTGCCCCAGCATAAGTGAAACCTTGTTCAGCAGTTAAGATGACAGGTTGGTGGTATTGTTTCCCAACTTTCTTTTTTGATTTAAAAGGAAATTTGGAAGTTAGTTTCGCTACTTCTGGAAGTAGAGAATAGATTGTGTCCGCATAGACTTCTTTGTAGAGTCCAGTCAGTACGGATGTAGTTGTTATTGCAGCCATTATTTTCTCCTTGGCGTTTAATAGAAAAAGTGAGTTTAGCGGTCTCGGTTTTGTGAGGTATCTTGCGAATCTCTAAGTGCTAAGTTGTTCACCTATCCACGCAGGAGAGTGATTAATCCAGAATAATCATATTTTAGAAAAGCTGTCAAGCAAAAAAAGGACCCTCATTTCTGAGAGTCTCCAAAAGAGTAAAATGTTATTTTTTATTTTACAGTCTACCAAACTTATTATCAAGAGATTCTTTCCATTCTTGGATAGATAATTTCTTATTCATATTGTTTGAGTTTTTCTCTGAATTACCAGGGATAGCATCTCTTCTGGGAGCGGCATTTTTCTTGGTAATCTTCCCAACTTCGTGTTTTCTGATTTTACTCATTCCATCATTTCCTAAAAGTTTAGAAAGTTTGTCTGGATCAGCTTTTTTCCCAAAATGAGAAATTGCCCCGCCAAGTTCTTCTTCGATCAACGGGAGGACTTCTTTTGCAGTCGGGGTATAATTATTATATCCCTCTGCTTGTGCTTGTCTCATTAACGATTGCATATGGAACGCGAATCTTTGAAAAACTAGCTTTGTCTCTGGCAAGCCAGCTTCTTCCATAACAGATACGATCTCGTTGGCAAACGCATTCGTATGGTGTTCGGTTTCTGCTGCCATTCTCTCTTGTTGTTGTTGCTTGGCCTGAGTTTCCTTTTCTTTGTCGTATGCTTTAAGTTTTTGCTCCGCTTCATACGCCCTTCTTTCTGCTGCTGGCATTTGCTCAAGTCTTAACTTCTCAGCGATGAAATCTATTGCTAAATCTTCAAAGTTCCAAGGCATTCTTGGGTCAGTCAGAAGTTCCATCGGATTGGAAGCGAGGATTTCCATAAATGCTTGTGCTTGTTTGTTTGCATTCGCACCTTCGGACAAAGCCTGTCTCCCAGCAATTTCAAGATTCTTTGCTCTAATTAAAACATTCGCTACATCATCAGTGATTACGGTTTCTGGTTTAATATCAAAAGTCTCTCTGAGTTCGTCCTCAGTGAGCTCCCTTTCTTCGCCTTTAATCTTAACCTTGTAAGTTTTCGGTTCCGCAATCTCTTCTACTTCTTCTTCTTCAGGGTCTTTTACAATTCCCTCAAGTGTTTCATCTGAAAGTTCGTTGCTCTCGTCTGGAGTAGACTCATCGACCCCTTCGGGTTCAATCCCAAGGGTTTCGTCGCTCAGTTCGTTTGAGGTATCAAGTGTTTCAGTTCCTTCCATTATTTTCTCCTATGCTTATTCAAGCCTGTGGTTGTACATCAAGAGGTTCCCCCGTGTTTGGGTCTTTCAATTGATTTAAGGCCCTTACACCTGGCATGGAGCCTGGTGGAGCGGCGTTTGCTGGACTCGGTTGAGCGGATGGATCATTTACTCCTTGTGGTGGAGGTGGTTGAGGCATCGGCATCGGAGCCATTGACGTTTGCCCTAAAGCGTTTAAGAATGTAGCTAACTCAGGATTAGTCAACATATCTAAATGCTCTTGGATGTGATTCAATGTCGCATTTGTGATTTCTGGAGAATCTCTAGCGGATGGGTTCGCCAATAATCCTCTATGCTCATGGATATGCTGTAAATGGTTGTCCGTGAGGATCGCTACCACGCCCATTGGATGATTTTCCAATAGTCTTTCATTTTCCATTCGGATAGTAAGGTTTTCCATCCTTTTGCTTTCAAAAAGAGGCTCGTATCTCCCCGTTTCCAAAAGTGTTACCATTTGATCTGGAGACTGTATCCATCCATTCTTAAGATAATTCGCGGCCATGTCCATTCTACCTGCAATGGTTTTCATAAGAGGATTCCCCATGTTCACGGTTACCCTGGCTATGGAATCGAGGTCTTCAGCTTTGAAAGTTTTAGCAAGAACTGCATCGTATTTCCCGATGATGGAAATTACTCTGTCTGTCTCTGCAAACTCTTGGAGCATTTTAATTGTCCCTGTCCCATGATCCTCTGCAAACTGTCTGTAGGAATCCTGGAGACGTTGGGAGTACTGCAGAGCGTTCGAGGACAATAAAGCCAATGAAACGCCTGCTGTGAGTCCTGGAGGGGGGTTACCACGTACTGCTGAGTTTATCCCAGAAATTTCTTGCATAAAATTGATTAATTCACGTAGGAATTCCTTGATTTCTGCTGGAGTTTTTAATTTTTCAAAAATCTCAGGTTTTAATCCGTTCCCCATAGAATTATAGGTAAGCTTATTCATCCCTTGAGCGAGATTTGTCAGTTTTAGATTCATCCCTTCTGGTTCGAGGATATCCAATACCCCGTGATTCCTCTGATTGGTTGCAATAGAGGAAGCGAGAGTGTCTATCATCTCTTGGAGCGGGAGAAGGTCGAAAGCTATAGTATATCCGAAAATTCTTTCGTCAATGTCTCCTGTCGCAACTCTAAAAATTGGGACATTTGCGTACGGCAAGTCCATATCGGTGAGAACAGTTCCATTATCAAGGAAAATCGTAAGCCTACCATTTGGCATTAAAGGATCGACTCTTTTATGGTAGAACGTGTAGACTGGGATTGTATCAGATTTTTCTGATCCGATTCTTCTATAATAGTTAGGGTCAATCGTATTCTCTTTTGGCATCCAGTTAATTGAGCTGATATCGTCTTCATGCTCTGGATAGCGAGCCATCAATTCGTATTTATTCACAAAGTTCCTAACGATCCACCAGTCTGTGTTGGAGTTTTTTCTGGAATCGGTATTTCTGATCACATCTATCGGAGTGTAGTAATCGTATTCAATATCTCCTTCTTTGACTAGCTTCCCATTATCATCCTTGGCATAATCGTCTCCGCCAAATACGTTCCAAGTCATTGCTCCGAAGCCTTCCCCATAAAGGATCGCGGATTCCACCCCTTTGTTTAGGTTTCGATCCATTTTTTTCTCTTTTACATAATAATCGAGAAGCCCCTTGGAAAGCATTGTCACTGCCTGAGAAGTGTAGTCAGTGTTTGTAGATTGAGGCTCAAACCATGGAGGCGTTGAGGTAGTGAGAGTAAGAAGATTTTGAATAAAGTTTCGAAACTGATTCACATAGAGAATCGAGAATTCATCCTGTTCTCCTGCTGTGAGGACTTGCCCGTCATGGTAAAGTGCACGGTAGTATTTTTCAAAAACTCGTCTCCATAAGTAGAGCATCCCCGAACCTTGTAGGTAGGAATAGTACTCATCGACTTTTTTCACTAAAAGAGGGCCTAGTTCGTCTTCCTCTTCTACTGCGAAGTATTCTGTTTCGATAATCTCTTCTTCTGGTTCGATCAGTTCTTCTTCCATCCCAATAAGTTCGTCTTCCATCATTTGCTCTTCCATAGAAATCTCCTTTTCAATGATTCAAATTCTTCGTTCACGGAATCCCCTATTTTACTTATGAAGTATTTACTGGGATCGTGAGTCTCATTCGGGATCGGCGATCTCGATTGATTTAAGTTTAGTGCCAAATACATGAGTGCTGCGAGTGCATCGAAATGCCCCCAAATAGGATGTCTCCCAAATTTATCTCTTCTCTTATCCCAGACCCCAGCATCCACCGAGCCAGCGAGTTCCACGCATCTTGGATGGATGATGATTCTGTTCTGCTGGAAAAGATTATTCAAATTCCCTACCATCCCATGTAGGGTATTTTTCCTTGTCGGAGTAAAGTTAAGACTGTGCTTCAAATTCATATCGTTCAAAGCCATGAGGTTGTTATTATCCGAAATCTGTAGGTACGTCGGATAATAATTCCAAATTTCATTCTTTTTATTGCGAATCATCTCTCCAAGGTTGTCGGATGTCATCTTTTTACCCTGGAGAGTAATCTCGTCCTGGATAAATAGGATTCCTTTTAAGTGATCGTAGAATCCGAACAAACAAACAGACTTATCCACAAGCCCTAAGTCGAGAGACATGTATCTGTCGAAGTGTTGAAACCTATCTGGGAGCGAGAAATCCTTCACATGGATGTCTGGCTTAAACTGAGTGATGATTGCATTGTCTTCGTCCCTGGCACGTTCACAGAAGTATTCCCTCTTGCACGTAGGGTCTTCTCTGCCTCCAGCTTCTTGGATAAATGTCTCCCTGGTAGTATCAGTAAGGCTAGTATTATCGTCGATTGTCCTTTTGACGTAGTTCCCCGATTTCTTTGCTTCATCAACTAGGATATTATAATAATGAGTTGGGTCTGGTGGTGGAGTTGAATCCACATAAGTCTTCCCACCAGTAGTCAAGGTCTGAGGAATCAGAATATCCTTAAGTAAATATTTGAGTCTTTGGATTGATCCTCCTTCCGTTACGATATTCAGATGGCTCTCGGTTCCCCTCAAGGCTTCCATTGATTCCGCATCATCACAACCAGCTAAGTGGAATTGGCTCCCATTAGGGTAGAGATACATTGAATCTCCCGTCCTCCATTTGGGTTTTAGCCCTGCTGGACAGGTAGCGTGGATTTTTGCCATATTTGGATGGATGATCTGTTTTAACTGAGTCTTAGAAGGAGCTGCAAACCGAACGTGTACATTCGGGAATCTTCTACAAAATTCATCTGCAAGTATCTGTAGAGTAAAGGTTTTGCCAAAACGACGAGAACAATTTAATACGAATTTTAAACCAGCTTGATTCGAGTCAGAGTCGAGGAACTTTCTTATCTGCTCGTACATCGTAATCTGGTGATCCATAAGAATCCAAGAGATTTCTCCCTGTCTCCAAAGATCATTCCGTATCTCTTTCTTAAGTTGTTTCTCGATTAGTTCAGTCGACAAATTCTGCCTCAATAGTCTTCTGATTCACACTACGCATAAAGGCGATCTTGTCCTCAGTAGAGAGTGGAATTTCTTCCACATCATCCATATCATCATTCATGCTGAAATTGACATTGGAATCGGGTCTCCCAAAACCGTGTTCGAATAATAACTTAATCGCTGTCTTGTCTCCTTCGACTCCATCAATAATTAATCTTAAAACTAAAAGGTCTGCAATCAATATCCCTGGGACAGCTTCTTTCGTTCCGTCTACCCTCTTACGCTTCGGAGTTAACTTATGCTTCTCAGCGAGTTTTACCAATTCCTCTGGAGCATACATGTGGAGAGCATTCTTAATCCGATACCTGAGCTCTGCTTTCTTGGTCTTGAGTTGCGGAGCAGTTAATCCATCGAGAATTTCTTCAGCTTGAATTTCGTTTTCAATTGCTTCCATAGCCTTACTCCTTTTACGATGTATCCCCAAATATAAAATGATATCGTCATTACCCAATACGGGAGGAACCTCATCCTCTCTGCTTCCAAATAGAAATACCCTTCTTTCCACGGGACAAGATGGTTCTGCGTAAACCGAACAATCCCCCCAGCATAAAACATCGTTGCTCCCTGTTTAATCAAATTCCCTGCTATGGAAGAGTTTCCCTTATCACGGAGGAATTCTACTTCTATCCTTTTGCCCCAGATTAAATCCATCTTAATCTCCTTTGTATTGCTGCTGTGCTTCTGCCTGGTTTGTGGGAATTTTTTAGTAG